TACAAGGTGCCCGTTTAAAAACCAAACTTTTTTGTTTCCTGGAATTGCTGGGGCAGAATTATATTCTGACATATCCATTGGACCATGTTTTTTGCCCATTATATTAGTCTGGAATACCTATTGCAATAATGTGGACCTTAAGGGCCAAAGACCCTCCTGTATTAAAACGAACAATACCATTAACTGATGAGTTAGTGACGCTTTGAATAACAACTGATACGTCTTGACCAGACGAAGTTCCTTCAATTAAAACTGGGGTAATAGTTACAATTGGAGGATACTTATACTCTCCTTTAAAAGAGTAAGAAAAAGACTGTGTAGTTTCGGCTGTAACATTTGTGAGGGTAGGGTAAATTACTTTTTCTCCAGCAACTACTTTTGTGTCTGTAAGCAAAGTGCTTTCATTTCCACTTGTAGTATCAATAGATGCGTACTTGTATCTTGCTGAAGATATTTGTGAGGAAAGATCGTTAATTGCTTCTACAATTTGATAAACATATGATACATCTAGAGGCTGTCCTCTATCTGGAGTTGGAATTTTGGCCATAGCTAATTATAACACAAATCAAGCTTTTGTGGTATTTTCCTATCTTCTTGATTTTTCTAAGGTACAGATAGTCAAAGTAGGATTTACTTCTTTCTCTATTCCAGAAAGTTGTATTTTTACACGAATATCGGTAACTGCATCTGGCCTTAAAAAAGAATAAGAAGTAGAGTTTGAAGATCCATGGTACGCATAGCTGCCCCAAGCAATTGCCGACGTTCCTACGTTATATATGCCAAAACTCACAAAAACATCATAAGAAGATGCAATGGCAGAAGCTTCCCAAAATGTATTAACTGCCCTGTCGACGTTAGATATTTGCAAGTCTCCAAAAACAGGTTTAATAAGACTTACAAACTCTTCCTCTTCTTCATCCCAAACTCGTGTTGCATCTAACCTATAAATTGGAGACCAGTGAGATGTTCTATTTTTATCTTCTGAAATAATTCTATACCTTAGCAGATATTCTCCATCAGGTGATAATGGTGGAAAATCTTTTTTTTCAATAGTTACTTTTTTAACTGACAATATCTATCCCCAGGTCAACGTCTAAAGCAAAACGGAACTCTACCAAATTTGCAGTATTAGGAATTTTAACAATTGGCAAAGCATCTTGAGATTTTACTACAGAATAGCCAGTTAATCCATAAAGAGGATTAACAGATGTTGTGTTTTCTAACCTTAATGCATCTAAAGCAACATAATAGTCATCTGTCGGATTTCCAACAGAGTCTAAAACCGATGCCCAAATTTTAACAACAGTCACAGAGTCCCAAGTAAACGATGAACTTTTTACTAAATCTTTTAGTGGTTTTGTAACTACTACGTACCTATTATTTTCAAAGTCTTGCTGGCCTACTCCAGTACCATTCTGAATGTCTACTTGAAGCTGAGCATAATTTGTTGCAGAGTCGCTATCTGATGAGGCAAATTCTACCAAAATCTTTACCCTGCTTGGCTCTATACTGTCATATGCATTTTTATTAACTACGGAAAAAGCAAATCTTAATTCATCAGAGCCAGCATTTCTATTAAAATCAATACTTGCTCCAGTTAGGTGTATATGGTTTGATCCTACTGCTGGAACCATTCTTGAGCCACTTAAGGATAAGGTTGATTCGTCACCAGCAATTAAAATAATATTATTTAAGTATCGGCAAGACTCATATCTTGCTATTCTAGATTCATTAAGAAGTGTTCTATTGTCTGCATTAGTTTGAAAAACTGGTGAAGTTTGAATAATATCGTCTGGGTAAACCTCTGTTCCTAAAGGCTGGATTATTGTTGGAATTGTAACGGCAGACGTCGTAGTGTGATATTCCCAATTTTCTGTTCTAGTAAAAGAATAAACTGGCTTGCTATCATAAGCCCCTGCGGTTGGATTCGATCCAGAAGAGTAAACTCCAATTTCAGTAATTTCGTATCTTTCAATTGTTGGAAGTTCAGCTGTTAAAACAATCTTTGAAACTGACTGATTATTGCTATCAAGCTCTGTTACATATCCTCTTGAAGTAATTGGCACACGAAACATTTCAAAGTCTAGCTGCTTTTTATCTAATATATTCTGAATGTCACTACCTGTAAAAGCATAGTCTGTAGCCTTTGGAGTTACCCCACATCCTAAAGCAATGTGCGATGCATAGGCTGGAGCCTGGCCAATTAAATATTTGGCTAATATGTTTTTTCCAACATTAGTAATCATGAGACATCCTCTTCATATATTGTACCATTAAAAATTTGGCCAGAGGATATCATCTGAACTTCTACCTCATAGTCTGCTTTTAAATTTACAGCTTCAACAACTATGTTGCCGCTATCAAAATCAATATAAACTGACTCTGGAGGAAACTCGTTTGTGCCTTGTATAATGTGATTTTCCATTTTTATAGCAAAATTCTTAAAATATATCTCTGCAGTATCTGGAACATTAATGATATTTTGTGAGTTGTAGCTAATTGCCACGTCTGAAATATTTTTAACTGGCTGATAGACTATGTTTTGTCCATTAACAGTGTCATGTCTTACCAAGCTTATTAGTTCCTGGCCCCCAATTTTTTCTAAAGTTAATTTTAAAATTAAGTCAATTGGTAGGTCATTCTGATCAATTAAAATTATATCTGGAGATGCTGACTTTACAGAATTATCAGGCCTTGGCACTAACAATAAAGGAATCTCTGGAGTTGCTCCAACAGATGAAGAAGTTGTAGGGCTTACCATTAAACTGCCTCACTTAAGTATATTTTCATTCTTGGTCCAGAAACATTCTTTTCATGTTCAATGCTATATACTACAAACCTTTGTTCTGCATCAAACAAGAAATTTGCATCCTCTTCAGAGTAATCAATTGTTACAACATCTCCAAGCTGAATTGTTGGAATTGAAAATATGTTTAGGCCAACAGATTTTCTAGGTTTCATTGTTTTAGAAATAATCCATTCCATAATTTTTGTAGCTTCATCTTTACTTTGTATATATAAGGAGTCCAGGGAAAACTCATTACGTCCGTAAGTTATGCGACTATTTTTTACATCAGCATATAGCTCTTTTTGTTTTACTGGAGATAAAATTGTCATATCTTCTTTTATTAGTGGGTCTGAAAAATTAGAAGTTTTATCAAAGTAGTCATCGACAGTCAATTCATTTCTAGAGTCTTGTGTAAAAGTAATACCTTGAATTCTTAAATAGTTTCCAACAGTTTCGTCCATAAACAAGAAAGTATCGGTGGCATTAAAAACTAAAAATTCTGCACCATAGGCCCCAGCAAAAAATCCTGAAACTGTATATCCACGAATCTTATTAAATGTAGGAGATATCATAGCGTACAAAGCTGGATAGGCCTTGTCATATTTTACATTAAAGTAGGCTACTTCTCTCATGATGGTTCCAAACTCGTCATAAAATATGTTATATTTTGGTGGCTCAGAAGGGTTTATTCCAGAAAGATATGTTGGCTGAATCATTCCACTAATAGAATATTTTCTAAAAGATTCGTTAGCAGAAATATCAGTTTTATTAGTAAATATTGAATTTGCTACTGGGTCTAAGGCAAAACTGGTGTTTTGACTATAGTTATTTGCTAATGCATAAATATTTTCAAACATGCAATGAGATCCGCCACGAACAAAAAGAGCCATGTTATTTGAATTTACTAGTGGCAATGGATTCTCATCGTCTACAGTTGCAATTTGAGTATCGTTTAAATATAAGTAAAATCTTCTAAAAGAGTCAAACTCTTGATATTCTAAAGCAAGATCGTATACTTTTGTTATTTCTTCTGCAACAACCCTAGACTGGCCAGCAAAATTTCCATCATCAACAATTATTGTTGTTAGTCCGCTCCAAAGCTTAACAGGGATTCCAGCCTCATCTCTTGTCAAGAGCCATTTTTCAGTTGAAGAACCTGTAGCAGTTACTTTATAGTATCCGTTGTGGTCTTCAATAGTTTGGTTAGTTAGGAAAATTCTTTCATTTATAGATGCGGCAACTCCGCCAAAAGTTAAAGCTCCATTTGTTTGGGCCGTAAGAGTTGTTGTGGTATATGCTCCTGGAAGATTTACCGATGAGGTTTTGTCATAACTTTGATTTTGGACTATCTTATAAAAGAAAACATTTGCGACTCCCTCAGCAGTAGAATATTTATCAACATTGTTTTCTGATAAAGCTGCTATCTCAAAGTAATACCCGTTATTTGTTTGAGGATTAAGTAGGGCCGCTATTCCACCACTACCGCCGCTGACTGCTAGGTTTTGTTCTGGCGTAGTTGTTGAAACATTGTAATAAGTTGTAGCCCCTGCAGCTGTCTGAATAGATGTTTCATTATTTTCAATTTTTCCAATAATTCTCATTCTTGTTCCAAAATGCTTAAACGAATCATTAAGAGGTTTATTTATATATGAAATAAAATCAATTGAATTTTCTTGTGCAGAAAATGATGGTCCGTTCATTACCAAGGCTGATGACTGCACAGTTTCTGATGTCGCAGATATTTTATTTTTTCTAGATACTTCTTCATTATAAGAAAAAGATAAATAGTTTTTTATTAAGCTGGATCGAGATGATTTTGTAGCAAGCGACTTATTTATTCCAGCTTTTCCAGTTCCTGTAGTTTGTAAAAAAACAGTATTTCCAAATAAATATTTAGACTCCATGGAGCATCCAAAAACATTATCATTGCTGGTCCAATACTGATTTAATCCTGCACTGTGATCTGTAATCTTAGTACCAAACTGGCCTCTTCCATGTTTAGAAACTGGGCCATTTGACATCCTCGTAACGTCAGCCTGAGTTTCATAATTTGGCTCAGCATAAATTCTTACACGCCCTGTTGGATAAATTTTTCCATTAAAAGATAGTTTTGAAAAATAATTTTCGTATTCTTGTGCATCGCTTATCCAAACATTTCCACCAACAAAGCCAGAATTAGAAACGCTAGACGGCAATACAGAAACGTTATACTCTACTGCATCATATTTTATAACTTCTCCATTAGAGTAGAAGTATCCATTATACCTACCTATGTATAAAATACCGTCGCCAAAATCAATAATATTATTTACAATTTCGTGATTAACAACTTCTGGAATTTGACTACTTAAATCTGAATTTAAAGGAATAGCTGCTAAAGCATATTTGTTTGAGGTTGCAGTTTGTCCATTTTTTGATTTCATATTTTCTGTTCCAGACACTTCCCAAAGAAGGGCTGGCTTATAGGTCCAAGTAATATCTTTGTCTGCAACATAAGCCTGTTTTATAGAGCCCATTGTTTTTTGGATATATCTACTTACATAACTAATCTTTCCATCGTTATATACGTTATTATCTTGAGAACTTATATCTATAATGTTTGCAATTGATGGAGTTGTTGGGCTAGTTGAATTTTCGACAATTCCAACTTTAGCTTGATCTTTTGAGCCAACAAGAACAAGGCTAGAGTTTCTATCAGCCTTAGATGGTAAAATATAGTTCTTACTCATCATTATAAAATTATTATACTCATCAAAAAACATTGCAGTTTGAGTGGCTCTTGCTAAGTCTTGTAGAACTTCGGCAACGCTTTTATCTGGAGCAATAAAGAAATAAGGAATAACTGGATCTGATTCTCCAGCAATTCTCTTAAACGAATAATTACTAAAACCAATATTATCAAATATAGTTGCTAAAGCATAAGACAAAGAGGCATTAGGGATTAAAAGTTCTGGAGCTGTTTGTGATTCAAAATAAAAGAATAAGTCTCTTAAATTTATACTTACTTCTCTTGTTTTTGAATTTGAGGCTGGAAAGAATTCTGAATACATAGTTTTTAGCGGAACATAAAAAGTTTTTCTAATTATATTATTATTTAAATCAATAGTTTTTACATCTGAAATAATTTCATAAAATTTTATTTGAATATTTTTATTTATGTATTTAGCAATAATGCTTCCAGTTTCAGAATCTGAATTCCAAACGTTATTGGGGTTAAAGGATTGATCATAGTCAAACAAAGTTAGACTACCTGTAGAGGCTAGCAACTGACCTACTGGCAGACCGCTGATACCAAGGTCTGATGCATTCTTTTTTAAGTTGTAAGACATTGTTTTATTTGTTAGGTCTACAGCCAGTCTTGGCGAAAGCTCAATAAGATCAAATGTTGAACCAAACTTATTCATTGTACTTACCACTATCCTAATTCCAGAGATAAAGGTAAACTCTTCATAATCTAAAATACCATTTTGATTTGAGCCATATTTTTGTGGAGCTGTTGTATCAGTTAAAAAGTTTGTAAGTTGATCGACATTTTCATCAGCGACATACCAACCATATTGCGGAATAAAAGTTTTATATTCTCCAGAATTCCAAATATAAAAAACTCCTACATCAGAGCTATTTGCTTTAACTAGGTAAGCTTGCCCTTCTTCATTTTCTTCTGGCAAAATAGTAGTTGAAGATATAGCCCCATTGCTAATAAAATTTGCTCTAAATTTTTCTGGAACAATTAAGCCATAGCCAATCTCTAGGTATCCATCTGTGCTAAATATAGGATCCCCGTTTGCTCGTACAGAATTTTTGTCAAAAGATATTGCGTCTATCCAAATATTGTTTTTTAGATATTGGAGTTTCCATTTGGTTGGAACGGTTTTATTTTGTTCCCCAAAAAATGGATCTGCAAAGGTTCCAGCTGGGCCAGAGAATGGTCCTAAGTTTACATCTCCAACGTTTGTCTGTGTTTTTACAACAATCCTATTAACAGGAATTTCTTCTTTATAAACAACATACGGAGCGGCATCTTGTATAAAATAATCAATACCTTCTTGGCTGACCTCTTCAAAACTAGTTCCGACCGTGGAGTTTGCTTCAAACGCAATTCCATACTCTTGTCCATTTTCAGTTCTATAAGATGTCCAGTATTTAAATTTATCATTTTTATCTGGCATATAGTATCTAGGACGATTAAACATTTCAGTATTGCTATGATGTAAATAATTACCTGTAATCCCATACCTAAGTTTATTAATTCCAGACCTTGGTCTAAATTTTCCAAAGCACTCTTCTAAAGAAAATAAAATCTTTTCTTTTTCTTTAATGCTTGTAAATAAAATTGGAGTTTCTTCGTCTTCTTCAAAACCACCGTCTACAATTGTGTCTGCATCAGTAGCTCCAGTATAAAAATTTCCAGTATCTCTAGGGTCATAAAAATTAATTAATGATTTATACTTATCATCCTGAATTGTAGAGTATGGCCTATATCTATAGTTTCCAATATCAGCAATGTTATCAGAAAAATTCATATTCCATTCTGCAATTACTGCTGTTTGAGACTTAATTGTAGAAGAATTTTTTAAGTGGTCGTTTAACTCTTTGCTCTCAAACATTTAAACCTCTTCTAGAGTTACAGAAATATTCCAAAAATCATAATTAGAACTACCACGTTTTTGAACGGAATAATTAAAGTCAGAGATATACATCTCTATAATTTGATTGTATTGACCAAGTTTTATATATCTGTTTTGATCGTCTTTACTAAAATTAATATATTTGTCATAAGCTAAATATACCCAAAAAGAACCTTTATGGTTATTGTACCAATCTAAAATTTCTACCCCGCCTGCTCCACCATCAGTTGTATATTGCTCTGAGGAAGTAGTGGTATTTGGAAGCACCCTAAAAGATCCATCTGTTCCAGGAGAACGAGCTCCAGAAACTATTAGGTCTGGGTCTGCTAATTCAGAATCAAAATTAGGGTATTCTGAAAATGACCTAGATGGAAGCATATCCCAAGATGTTGAAATAGTAAGCTTATCTGCAATATGATAAGATCTCATTCTTCCATTAATCATTCTTTCTCTACGTTCTAACCTAGTAGGTTGAAAGTCTAATGCTTTACGATTATCGTCAGACAAAACAAGAAATTCATCCAGAAGGTCTCCAGTTTCAGTTTGTGAAAGATCTTGCCCAACTTCATAGCCATTTGGAATGTATAGGCCAGATGAAAGAGTTCCTGGGTTATTTGCCCACAGCATTGCCTGAGGTCTCTCATATTTTTTTCTACTGGTCATGTATACGTTAGTAGCCATTAGAACTTGTTGCTCCTTATTCTTTGAGACTCGACCTTGCGGATGTGAGACATTACGGTTTGTGCAATAGCGTTAGGATCTGAAACAGAAGAAACGTTAACGCTTAAGTTATAATTATACACTGAACTGCCATCAAATGTTTTTTTATTAATAGACTCTAAATTTTTTACCCCAAAATTATCGACAGCGGATCTACGAATCACAAACTCTCCAGGAGTTAACATTGCTGGAACACTGTCTGTATTAATAGTTTTAAATGGGCCGCCAGCGGACATATATGGTATTAGACCGCCCATTGGGTAGTAGCCAACTTTTCCTCCACCAGCCATATAGCTTCTTACACTTCTTCCAGGAGCTGGGCCAGATGGCTTAGGTGCAGCCTTTGGGGCTGGAGCGGGAGCTGGCTTAGGCAAGATTGACTTGAAAGCGTTAACAACAGTATTCTGAACATTTTTACCGAAGTCATTTACTGACTTTATAATAGATGGAGGAATTATTTTACTAAGGCCTAGAGGATCGTTTAGTGCTGGAGCTCCAACAGAGGCTTTAACATTTGTAGCAGTTGCTTGGTTCTTTTTTGCTTGTTCTACAGCTCTTTCCTTAGCTTCAATTTGAGCTTTTGTAAATTTTGGATCTTGAACAACTGGGTCTTTTACAGTAATAATACCCTTGTTCTGGACTTTTTCGTCTTTATTATTCTTCTCATCTTTGTCATCTACTACTAGGGGCTCATCCTTTGGAGGACCTACTCCAGCCCAGGCAAGCTTTAACTTTTCTACAACAGCTAGTGCTTCTTCTATTGACTTTTTATAAGCATCGCTGTTTACTTTAGCTAAATCAATCCCGTTCTTAATACCTTCCCACTGAGCCTTTGTATTTCCTAAAACTGTAATTTCAGCAATTCTTTTTTGTAGCTCAACCTCTGCAAGTCTAACTCTTTCAGCTGCAGGCTCTAATCTTGTTTCTTCAATAGAAAATATTTGATTAGAAAGTTCTTTAATTTTTTCTTCTATTTGTATTCTTGATAATCCTGATTTTGACCTAACTTGCTCAAGAGCACTTTCTCTTGCTGCCTGCAAAGCTGAAGTCTGGCTTCCAAAATAACCAGATGCTGATGTTTCTCTAACCTGTTGTGCTGCTTGAGCAGCAGCATATAGGTCACCACGAGTAATCGCCTCAGCAATTGACAGCTTTCCTTTTTCTTGATCAAGAATTTTTTGATTTGCATTTTTAACCTTTTCAAGAGCATCCAGCTTATCGTCATAGGTTTTATTAATTTTGGTTTCTTGGTCTTCAACACCCTTGAGATCTGCTTCGTAGTCATCAATTTGATATTGAATTTTTGCAATCTCATTTTGTGCAGCCTCAATTATTTCCTTGTCTGCTTTAACTTTTACATCAAATTCTAAAGTAAGCTTTTTCTCTTGTGCCTCAAATGCTTCCATTGCTTTGCCAAATCCATCATCAAATATTTCTTCAAAAGTACGATTTGCCTTTTGGGCATCAGCCCCCTCTTTTAAAGCTTTATTAAGATTTCTAATAGCTTCTGCTCTGTCCTTTTTATTTTTAATTGATGCTGCGTCCGCATATGCTTCTCGAATGGTTGCGTCTCTAGCCAGCTCTGAAGCCTCTATATAGCTATAGCCAGCATCAATCAAAAGATTCCTAGCGGTAAGTTCATTTTTAGATGATATTACTAGTTTCTGCTGAGACAAGACAAAGTTTCCAATACTGTTTGCCTGATAAGCTTTTTCTAGCAGGCGACCCCTCTGGGTTAATTCAACATTGCCCTTCTTAATAGTAATGAACAGGTCTTGCTCTTGCTTGTCCAGACCAGAAATAAAGTTTGCAAAGTCAGTGTTAGAAGTTAAGGCTAATAGCTGATTCTCAATTCCATTAAATGCTGAAATGTTTTTTCCATTTTCAAATAGCCTAAATAATTCTTTTGTCCCACCCAAAGCATCGATGGAAGCTTTTCTTACATTTTGAAGAGACTTTAAAATATTGTCTAGAGGATCAGCTTGTCTTCCTCCACCTGAAGATGGTGTTTCTGTTTCTTTTGTCATGCTATCTGTACGAGCTTTAGCTACGGTTCCCTGGTTGCCAACACTAGCAAAGTAGGCTGGTTTAGAATAGTCTTTACCAGCTGTTTTTTGAACTGCGGCCCAAGTATTGTAGGCGTCTGGATTATTTTCTACTGTTTCAAAAGCAGTTTGTACTAGGGTCATATAGGTAAGCTGCATGTCTTTATCTAGACCGCTGAAATACTCCCAATCTTTCATAACAGCATCCATTGCATCTTTGCCGAATACTTGATTAATTACAGTTGTTGTTATTGGTCCAGCTTCTTGTGCTGCTTTAAATTCTTCTAGGTCCTGAATAAGCTGATTTCCAGCAGTTTCATCTGCCATGTATGCGGTTAAGACCATTTCCATGTCTAGAACTCCGCCAGACTGTTGCACAGTTTCAAACATAGTTAAAAGTTTTTGAGCTTGTGGTGCAGTCTTTGTCTGAACTTTAGCAATAAAGTCTGCTTTTACGCCTTCATCTTTAAACAAATCTGCCAAAGCAAATGCTCTTCCTGCATCTGCAGTTCCTAGCTTTAGACTAATGTCAATAATTTTTTGTATAGTCTCTTGGTCATTTCCAAAAACACCTAATAGGTTTGCCATTGTTCCTGGATCAACATTGCCGCTAGCTAGCATAAGCTTTAGGTTATATTGCTGCTCTCCAGTTGCAGACGATCCTTCAATAGCAGATTTAGATCCCGCCATAACTTGCTGCATTAAAGGGTTGTCTTTATACATAGAGTTTAAGGCTGTGTCTAAAGAAGTTCTCATAGTATTCATGCCAAAAATGTCTGGACCCGCAGCGTTATATTGTTCAGTAAGAATCTTCATGGTATTTTGAGATGCAGTTAAAAGTTCCCCTCTACCCTGCTCTAGCTCTTTTGCAAGCCTATTTGCCTCAACAAGGTCTCCAGCTGACTTTGCAATAGCAATTCGTTTTTGATATTCTAGATCTAAAGAGTCTAGCATTTCTTGATTTTGTTGCAAACCTATAATACCTTGAGCATTCATAGCACCAGCAGCAGCACCAGCTTTTTTCATACCATCGTATAGCATGACGGCTCCTGTTGCTGCACCAACGACAGCACCAGCAACAGCACCTATTGGTCCACCAAAAGATCCAATTCTTGCAACAAGAGTAGCAACTTTTCCTGCATTAGCCAAAGCTCCAACCATTGATATAACTTTGGCACCCGCAAGAGCACCGCCTGCTTTTCCAAGATTTGCTCCAATGGCACCGCCTGCAGCAGCAAGAGCTCCTCCTCCTAAGACTTGTCCTTGTGCGTTAGGTATTGCTGAGCTTTGTGCCATACCCTGTAGCTTGCTGTTTGTTTCTTCTACTAGCCTTACACGGAGATCAATTGGATTTTCAAGAAGGTTTCTTCCATCAATTCCAATAAGTTGATTTAGCTCTCCAACAACCTTTATTCCAAAGCTTCTATCTCCAATAGCTTCTCCAAGACTTCCTGCAATTGATGCAGCTTCATCTCTAGTTAAAGCTCCGCTAGCTACTGCTGTTGCTAACTGGTTCTTTGTGCCAGCTACCATACTTTCTTTAGTTGCTCCAGATGCAATAGAAGCCTTTAGGCCTTCAAGAAGTGGCTTTGCTCCTTCACTCTGCAAGAATAGATTTCCAAAAGATTCTTTTCCTGACTGAATACCAAACTGTTCTAGTGCCCCACTTCTTTTCTTATCCATAATTTCGCCAGCAGAAGCTGTGCCAGCAAATTCTGCAAAGTTTTTAATTGCATCAGTACTTGAGCCAGTTGCTAATGCATTTTCTCTTGCAGACTTTTCAGCTGAGTCAAAAGCATTCTTTAGTGCCCAAGCTCCAGCGGCCAAAGCTCCAAGGCCTGCAATTACTGGAGCAAAAGCTCCTGCCATCGGCAAAATCATAGATGCTAACATTGCAGGCATCATTAGTTGCTGAGATATTTCTCCTACACTTCCTGGAGCCATAGAACCAGCCATTAGGGCCCCGCTAGCGACCATAGCCATTCCGCCCATCCCCATTCCAGGCCTTCGTGGTCCAGGCGTTGTAGTGGCCGCCTGAGGGCTTGCTGCAGCTTGTTTCTGAGCTTGTACAGTAGCAGTTTTTTGCGTTGCAAGAAGTTTTCTTTCTCTAGCTGCTTGAGCATTAGCGGCTTTAGCTGCAGCTTCTTGTCTTTTTCTTTCTTGACGCATTTGTGGATTAAATTCTGTTGTTCCATAAAGAGCTTGGTTAGACGCAGCTGCTAGTCTTTGCTGTTTAGCAACTTCTACTACTTTTGCCTGAGCCTGAGCTTGGCCCCCCTTATAAGTAGTCTTTTTTGAATCTGACCTCAACCCCATCTGGTCAACATATGCATTTCTTTCATCTCCAGATAGAGAATTAAATGTTTGCATTTGTTGTTGTCTGGTTTTTCCAACTCTGCTGTCAACTCTTCCGATTGTCATTCCTGACTTTGGATCTACAATCTTTCCTCCGCCGCCTTTGGCGTTTTCAATCTTAAACTTTCCAGACTTAACTCCACCACGTAGCTCTTCTGCTGTATAATTTGTTCTATATTCTCTTAAGGAATTTGCCCTGCTACGAAGAGCTTTTGCAACACTGCTTCCACGAGAAGCCCCAGTTTGGACTGCTTGAGCCGTAGCTTGCGAAACAATTGTGTCATTAACAATTCCGCCATTTTTTTGTGCAAGTTTTCTGACATTATTCTTAATGCTCTTTTCCATATCTGCAATTTCAGACGCAATAATTGGATTTTTTGGATCAAAGGCCATTCCCAAATCTTTGTAACCCTTTTTAAGAGTTTTTGTAAACTTATTAGAGGTTCCCTCCCAAGCTTTTTCAAATTCTTCAATAGCAACTCCAGCATCTCTTTTTAGATTTTCATTAAGAGACCTAGGAAGATTTGCAAATAAGTCTCCATATGCAGATACACGAGCTTGGCCTTCTATATCCATTTGTCTAACTGGGGTACTAGCAGCAAGTTTTTCTGCTAACTCAGGGTTATATCCAGGAGTTCCTCTAATAACTGTAGATGGCTCTTGTAAATGTGTCTCTACAGTTTTTTCTAATGGATCATACTTGTATCCCTTACCCTCTTCAAAGCCAGGAATGTTGTCTGCAATCATTCCGCTAATTAGTGGAGCGTACTTCTTGGCTATCTTTCTTGGGATGACTGCTTCCCCTGGAGAAAGCATAGCAGGCATTATATCGCCAGCACCCTTAGGTCCAGGTACAGAGACAACTCCCTTTTTATAACCTTCAACCTTTGGAGCTTTTGGTTTTGGAATCTTTACAGCTGAGTGAATGCTGTGGAACTTACTCCAATCAACATTTAATCCAGCCTCAAGCCTTCTAACCATGTCATCATACATTCCAACGTCAGTTGGATTTGTTAGCTTAAATGATGCAATGGTCTGCTTTAGCTTTGGAAGAACTCTTTGGATTTCCCCAATCATTTTTTGGTGATATTGCTGTGGTGTAAGTCTATCCATCAAGTTTAGTGTTGACTCTGCAAACGCACGTTTTGCTCCACCCTTAACTCCAAGAAGATTTATAAGTGCTTGCTCTTCCATAGAAGCAATATTCTTTGAATAATCTCTTAATCCAGATGCTCTGTCAAATACACCTGCTGGACCAACATCTGCCAAAACATCCTTGTATACGTTGGATGCAGATAGGTCTTTATCTCCACGAAGAAGGGATGCTGTAAGCTGCTTAAAGTATTGCTCTTCATTGAACACGCCCAAAGGCTGATTATTAATAAAGGTAGGGTCTAGGTCTGACTCTAGTGCCAAGAATTTTCTTTGTCTCTTAACATCCATTGGATCTTTAATAACAACAACTCTTTGGTTTGGAGATTTTAGTCCATGAGCCTGTCTAGCAATTGTAGTTGCTCTAATTTCTGCAAGGGCTGCCTTTTCATCCATTACTGGTTTTACGAATACTTGCTTGTTGCCCTTTTGATATACCCCGCCTAGTCCAAAAATTGGGAAGCTGTGTCCAGAGGTTGGGCTTATCTGATGACCGTATACTGTTGGAGGAGTATTTACATAACTGCTCTTTTTAAATAGCTCATAGATTTCATCTGCTGCAGAGCGAGATTTTGTAACAGATTTTGAAGACTTTGGCATTCCTAAGAAAACACCATTTCTAAATCCTGGAACATTTCCAGAAATCATGTCTTTAATAAATGGAGCATACTTTTGTGCTTGCTTTGCAGGAATTACCGCTTCGCCTGGAGAAAGCATTGCTGGAACAACATCGCCAGCCCCCTTAGGTCCAGGAACAGACATTACTCCAGAGGCAAATTTCTTTGGAGGCCTTGTTCTTGCGACTGCTCCTCCAGACATGCCGTTTTGAGCAGCTAAAGCTTTTCTATAAGCAATAGACAGGTTGTTAATTGCTGCAGCTTCAGAAGTAAAAGTTTGTGTTAGTTTTTGATGAATCTGATTTAAAGATGCGGCAACTGCAGATGCTTCTAGCTGCTGCTGTGTCATGTAATCAGTTTGCATTCCTAGCTCTGTACTAGCTGTACCAGTTTTATTTATTGCTGTTTTAAAGAATGTAAACATCTTGATGACGTTTGCAACACCGTTAGCTATAAGACCAAAACCCATAAGAAATACTGGACCAATAACTCCAGCCACAGCGGTTAGACCAACTACAAAGCTTTTAGCTCCTGCGTCAAGCTCATTAAATTTTTCAAGAATCTTTGTTCCAAATTCTAGAACTGGAGTTACAGCCTTTAAGAATGCTTCTCCAAGAGGAACAAGAGTAACCTTAATATCTTCAATAGCTTTTTGAAATTTAAACATTGGAGAGTCTTCAACTTTTTTCAACTCTCGTTCAGCAAGAACTGCAAGCTCTTCTGTTGTTGAATTTGTTAGCTTTAGAACACGACTAGCCTGATTACCCTCTTTGATAACGTTTTGGAACAATGTAGATAGACGTGCAAACTGGAACTTACCAAATAGCTGTTCAATTGCTTGTGCACGATTTAGTGGGTCTAAGGTATCTAAAGCTTTAGCAAAGTCTATTACAATGCCCTTAACATTTCCTCTATTTGCATCTACAATGCCTTTGATATTAATACCAAAACCTTGAAGCATTTCTGAAGCTCTTCCAGTTGGATTAATTAGAGCTGCAAGACCAGACTTTAGGGCGTTAGCACCTTCTGATGCATTAATACCACCCTCACGCATTGCTGTTAAGAAGAATGTTAGGTCTTGAACATCTCCACCTAATTGTTGAACAACTGGTCCAGCTTTTGGAATTGCGATTGTTAAGTCTTCAATAGAGGTTACAGTTTGGTTTTCAACAGCGTTTAAGAAGTTTATTTTTCCTGCTAGCTCTTCTGCAGAAACTCCAAAAGCGTCTGTTAAAGATATTGTTGCTTTTAATGCCTCTGCCTGCTCTACCCCACCAAGTACGGCTAGACGAGTTGCCTGTGCAACCTGTGCGGTTAGCTCAGCACCCATCTTACCAGTAGCAGCTATGTCTGCTGCAAGCTCCATGGTCTTGGATACTGCAACTCCGTATTTTGTAAACTCTGCAGCTAAATTCTTAATTTCATTTAAAGCTTTTGTTGTTTGCTCTGTGGTGGTAAACATTTCACCATAAACACGCTTAAAACGAATTGCCTGTTTTTCTATTTCCATAAATGTTTTTACAGCAACTGTTCCAAACATTGTAAGTGGAATAGTAAAACCAACCATAAGCTGACGTCCAGCCCACTGGGTATTTTTACCAAAGTTTAGGAGGTTTGTAGACCCCTGCTTTAGCATTTGATTTAGCAGAGCTTGCTTCTGAGCAGCTATCTGAGTTTTAGTACTTAGACTTTCCATGTCTAAGGCTAGAGGCCTGACAGCAATAGACCTTATAGCACCGTTAGCATCACGACCCATTTTAATATATTGAGTCTGAAGATCCTTTACACGTTCACGTGCTACTTTATTTATTGTGTCAAACTCAGTAGTAAAAAATCTTCCGAATGACTTAGTGGATGCTGCAGAATATCTAAAATACTCTCGCATAGAGAGTTTATTTTTTTCAAGTGCAGATGTAAAAGATTCTGTAGTAGATTTTACATTTTTTATAGTTGCAGAGAATTGGCCAGTTCTATTTATACTATTAAGAAGGCCCTGCTGTAGGTTTAGGGATGTTGCAGCTGCTGCTGCACCACCCTTAGCCATGTTGGTGTGAAAGGCTGAAATCTGCCGTTGAAGATTTTTAATACTTGCCAATGCGGCAGCGGTATCAATATCAACTCTTATTCTGGCATTGGCATCTTCAGCCATCCATTAACACCTCTTTATTTAATTAGTGCTAAGACCGCCAAGAGAAACTTCTGAAAGCTTAACGCCTGATGCTTCTTCAACAATCTTATAGACTGTAGGAAGATCTAGAATCTCCTCTAAAGTCTTTAAATCTTCAGCCAGTTCTGGCTTGTACTGCTTCATTGCGATTTGAACACAGTCCATCAAAATACTCATTGACTTGTCGTTATCCTCTGCAACTTCTGCAATACCCTCAAACTTCTTCATAAAA